ATAACCTCGCAGGCGCGTATGTGTTCTTTTCGTTTTCTCTCTAGCTCAATACGTTCTATCACGCTCATGCCAACCCCCTTTGATTCGAATTAACAGTGGATCTGCTTGGAATTGAACCAAGTCTAGCCTATTCGCTTTTCGACTGTCCCACTTGCCTAATCAGCTACTTACTACCAGATCCATTTGCTCTGCCGATGATCCGACTGAGCAGTACAGTGGACTAGATCGCTTCGAGAACTAGAGCGTCTGGCAGCTCTTCCTTCATGCGCTCGACGAGATCCTTGATGACCATTCGACGCGCATCTACCAAACTATCGCCTACTGGTTGAATTTGGATGATTTCGTTTGAAACATCAACGTCAACAGCGACTTCAATAAGGCACGGAGACGAAGGAACGTTTCCGTACAGGTTCATCGAAAACACAATAGTCTCTGGAATGTCTCCATGAGACGATTGCGCCAAAGCTTCAACAGAACGACCCAACGACTCTCCAGCATGACCGACGGTTCTCGAACCATCGCTTTTTCGACGAAAGTCCAGCGTCTTGAACACCGAAAGAATCTTCGCGTCACAAGTTCCGGCTAACGTAGTTCGCAGTGCATTGACGACCTGACCTTGCGAACGAGGTCTTGAAATCCATTGCTGCAAGTCTTCGTACGCTCTGGTTTGCTGGTACGTAAATGTAGCATCGCTCGCAAGGTGCTTGACCTCACGATTAGCACGAACCACGATGCAACTCCCTTGGACAGTTACAACAATCGGCTCGTTGCTTCGCTTGCTACACCAATCGAGCAGGCTACTGATAGACGCCACTTTGTCGGATGGTTTGACAGGATCTTTTTTAATGACGCGAGTTGTCAATCCATCGACTAGCAATACTTCCCCTCCTGGCAGTTCTAGCAGCTTTGGATCGACGCTCGCCTTAGCTTGATCGACAATTGTTTCGTAAAGTTCTTTGAGCATTGTGTTGCTTTCTGAAATGTTGGTATGGATGAAAGGTGCCGGTTACGTCTCCGGCGCGGAGTTCCACCGCCCGTGTGCATTTCGGGTCGTAAAGTGACGATACCGATTACTCCACGTTTCTGCCTCCGTGGATACGAGCTGTCAGATTTATCCTACTGACTCGGATTACTCTTCAAGGTCCAACGTTTGCTGGCTTACGCTTCCGAGAGACTCTGGGTTGTAAACCAGATGACCACCTTTGCGAACCGCCATTTTGTAGACCTTGGATTTTCTCTTTGGTACCGAATCCGATACCAGCAATTGAACGTCGCAATCGTCCAAGAATCCGTCAGCATCCAAAACAGGCTTGACGGTCAATGACAAATTGACAGTACGCTCTTTCTTATCTCCAGGACGATCTTCACAATCCTGGATTACTCGCTTAAGCGCTTGCTCGAATGCGATGGCGATTCGTCCGCCATCAATTTCCGCAAGCGACTTTAGTTGAAACTTCTCTACGACGGCAGACAATTTGTTTAGCCTTATGAAAGACCCAGCCATCCACGCGGGATACGCTTCACGCGGCTGGGCAACTAACAATCCCTGATTCACTTGAGCGACTCGGCTGAATCACTGCCCATCCTATCGCTAGGAATTCTACTTCGCGGGTGCTCAACCGCTCTCGAACTAGCTATTTTGTGACGCGCTGCATCGCCGCGTCAACTTTGAACTAGCCATACCCAGATGGTTGCTGCCGGGGCTTACCTTTTGCCCGTCTCGAGTACGTATTGCAACCAACATCGCGTCCCCGAACCCCTTCCAATTCGAGGACTTCCGGTGGCTGATTGAATCTGCAAGAGCAAATAATCAAAAGTACAATGAACATCAAACAGGCTCACTTACAAACGTTTGCTTCTTTACCAGCTTTTCGACAATCTCAGCCACGTAGATTTTAGTGATCTCTGGATTACTTCCGGCAGCAGCTACAACTTGATCCTTCATCGATTCGTCTACGATGTGAACTGAACAAGGTGGTCTACCAGCTTCACTAACAAACGGTTGATCTGCAATTATGGCAAACTTTTTCATTGGATACTCCATCCTTGACCAGCCATCCGTGGCTGGTGCTTCCGTGTTGAATCCTCACTCTTCCGATGAATATTCTTCCGTGCTAGAAGACTCTTCCTTGTCCGGTGCTTCTGCACCAACCACTTCGCCGTCTGCGATAATCACAGCACAGCGCTCCTCGTCCTCCTTGGATCGTGTAACCAACTCGATCAAAAGCTGGAAGTCATGTTCCTTGGCTGCCGCTTCCAGGGCGTCCAGGGTGTCATTGTCCAGATCGCTTCCGTGCTGGCAAACAAGCAATCTGAGCTTTGGATTGAGAGCCATTCCGACCTTGACGCTTGCCATAATCCGCTGACTGGTCGAAGCTTGCTCAAACGGTAGTCCGTCCATAAGCAAACCATCTTCGGTCAACTCCATTCCTGGCATCGGCCATTTAGCCTTCGCAACCGCTTCAGCGCGTTCCTCCTTGATTTCTGTAAGTCTATCGGACAACTTCTGGTATTCGCCCCGACTCTGCTTGAGCGATGCCTCAAGCTTAGCGAACGCCGCGTTGGCTCGAACCTTGGAGTTAGTCTCGTCAACCTTGGCTATCTTGGCTTTTACTGCCGATATCTCTTCCGCAGGATCAGGAAGCGACTTGAGTGTTTCTGCTGCTTTTGCCTCTCCCTTTTCCACGGCAACTATCTTAGACTTCGTTTCCTCTAACCTCCGCGTTAGAACGGCAATTTCATCGACCAGCGAATCTGCTTCTTTGCAAAGCTTTTGATTCTCCTGGTGAAGTTCCCTGGCAAGTTTTTCGACCGATTCACGCTCCTTAGCCCTGCCATGCAACCCTTCAAGCTCTGACAACAATTCAGATACCTTGACCTCTTCTGCTGGCGCATCGTCGTATCGCTTAGCTGCTTCGTGCTGAGCCGCCAGTGCTTTACCTTCACGACCAAGAACAGTTCGCTCATCAAACAACTTGGCGTATTCCTTGTCGAACTTCGACAAATCAAGACCCAACAACTGCTGAACAAGAGTAGCCTTTTCCTTAGGCTTCATCTTTTCAAACGCCAGTGGATCAAACGCGCGAAGAGTAAATAATCGCTGAAGCAGCTTGCGCGGTTCAGGAGCCTCTTCGCCTGACGAGTCCAACACTCGGAATTCCTCAACAACTGCACCGGACGGCTTTTGTCTCATGGACAACTCCACAGTGATTGACTTTGATTCCATCAGATCGGGATCCCCAGTTAGTTCAACAGTAACCTTGCCCTTTCTCTCTCCCTTGCGAAGAGCAATTTCAGGGTAGTCCACCATTCCAGACTTTCCGGCAAGTGCCATAACTAGCCCTGTAAGCGCTGACGACTTGCCTTGACCATTGGCACCGCCAACCAGGAACAGATGGCGTCCAGCCAAGTCGAACCTGATGTCCTTAACGCCCAGTACATTGTGGGCTTCGTACTTGATTACTTGCATTTTTAGTTCTCCGGTTACTTGAATTCCAAACGTTCAATGGACCATTGCGGATTCGAACCGCACTCACGGGCGCTGAGTCCCGTTTCAACTAACTTCTCGACGAGTCGCGATCATCGCCTACACTTGTTTCGTTGCCTTCTGGTCGCTAAACCAGCCGAAGCATTAACCACTATGCTAATAGCCCATGTTGTCGAGGATTTACCGCGCCTCGACCCGCGTTTAGGCATTAACCGAAGATGCCTTCGTGGTGTGTTGCAAGACCAGCCTGCCAATCCGTACCAATCCCGGTGAGTTGTTTTCGCTGTTTTTTCTCAGCGTCAATTTCCTGTTAGGCTGGCAATTGAATCAGCCGCAGATTTCGACGTTTTAGGCCCGTACATTACCTGCAAAAAACCCGGCCAGTTGATCGGGCAGGAGTCACTCATCGGGTTTACAGCCAGCCCTTGACATATCTGGCTCGAAGTGCGCCAGCTCTTTCGGCACTTACGCCCTTCCTCAACATTAACAACGGGAAGGAGTGTTGTTTCACTTGATATCGCTGCCGGCTTCGTTCCACTGACGTTCGAGCGACTTCCATTGATCGAGTGTAGTCACGTCAATTTCAAACGCATTTCGCATGAACTGCGCCGCGTAGCGATTGGATCGTTCGTGATCAGCTCCCGCACCAAGTCCAATGCAAGCTAAATTGCAAAGCCATGTCCACGCGTAGTCGCTGTCCGAGTGGATAGCATCCTTTAGATCGGTCAACGGATTTGACTCGTCTTCGATTTTTGTGTAACCGCTTTCAAACGCCTCGGCCGGAGACCAAGATTTGTACCCGTCTTCGTAGACAACGAAGTATCCTCCTGGCTGCGGCTTGTGCTTGTCGACGTACTCTTTATCGACCGAAAACCGCTCAAACTCATTGTCTTCCGGAACAATAACCGTCGTATTCTCGTCCGATAGCACTGATTGAATTTTCAGTGCTCGAACAATCTTGTGGCTTTTGTAACGTGGCAACTCTTTAGTTGTCATGGAAATAACCTGTAATCAAAAGATGAAGTAACTTACTCAGGGCATTCACGTAGCGCCTTGAGTGCCTTTTCCAACAGTTCAATGCACTGCCCAATATCTCCACGGACGGTGCAATAGTTCAGCGTTACGGGAAGATGCTCGCCGCCTCCAATGCTGATTCGAAGAACCTTATGTTCATCGTCGGGCAATTTTCTACAGTGGACTCCATTCGATCCCTTCCAAACGCAGATAGGCTCTTCGTTCAACTCTCCGGACGCTATGGAACTCGTTCCTTTAGCGCCCATCCTGTCCGCCTTGCCTCTAAGTGCGTTCAAGAATTCTTCTCGCAGCGAATGACTGCCGTTGTCATGCGATTGCATCTTACGCCTTTTCCCTTGGTGAAAGTTCTTTTCGTCGCTGAGCGATCAATCCTCTCAGCTCGTTAATCGTCGAGGCATTTTTTAACTGCCCATCGCCAACAATCTCGTCTAAACGAGTGCTGCACTTCTCTATCGCAGCCATGTTCTTTGCTGCCATAACAGTGGTTATTACGTTGTTCTTGAAAGCGTCTTCGTCTTCGTATATCTGCTTCAACGTTTCGACATACTTGGAATCGTCAAACTTGCCAGTGAACACATCGGCAGAGAAGCCAAGCAAGCTTAACGCCTTCGATCGAGTATTGGTCACAAGCTTCTTAAGTGTTTCTTCTCCGGCCTCGTATTCATCGTCGTTCAGTATCTCGAACGACACTTGCTTTCCGTCAAGCGGATAGAAGAACTCAGCCCTCAATATGATTGAGTGACAGACAAACTCCCCTCCAGCATCCTTGCAGTGCAGCGGCACTACCTGATAGGTGATGTTTCGCATACCCCATCGATCGCCATACGGTCCCCAAAGCGATGTGGCTTCTCGCAATTGATAATAAGCATCAATTGTCGTGTACTTACGCTTGCCATAGCTAACAAGCTTCGTCATGTCTGGTGGCGTTGTTTCCACCGATCTCCATAGAGCCAGGTTCGCCTCCGACTCTATGGAAGAATTTGATTCGTTCGTCATTACTGCCTATTCCGATAATAAGTTGCCAAGACACACGAAAACTGCTATTCAACTGGCTGACTACGAGCGTATCGCAATCCTGATAGATCGCAAATCAAAAACGCACCACCCGAAACACGATTTAGAGGGCTATTGACCTCAACAAACTCATACAGGTCAAACTCAATTTCAATCAGGCTTGCAGGGTCGACATCGGCGGCTTCAACAATCTCGCCTTCTGCGACAATGGTGCATCCGAATCCAGCTTCCGCATCTTCAGAGTTTCTGAACACGAAGTCCTTCAGGATAACACTATCTTTAACGGAGTAGTCTTCGATGCTCGAATCGGCTGCGCGGACTAGAAAGTTCTTTTTGCTACGATCTCGATAGTTTGCACTTACAATAGATTTCATTCCAACAAACTTTCGCATTTAGAGTTAAAACCCCACGTCCCGTACACACGATACGTTCAACGCGAACATATCGTGACGTGGGGCTAGTTGGTCGGGACGGGATTCGAACCCGCCTTGGTCCCGTGACCTATCCAATCGCTGCCACTGAAGCACGGACAATTCATTGTGGCCGCCGACCAAAACCTTCGAACTATCGAGCAACAACCGCCACCGATCCGCGAGTACCGACTACTCGCGTTCGAAACAAACCGCCTACGCCTGCAAGCAGATTCGCATTGTGACCTGGAGATTGCTTCCATGCGGCATGTGCGCGGATTCGAGATCCAATCCGTCGACCTGTGTCCCAATACACGTTTTCACGTCCTCCATAGCTACCATGCTGAGCCACGCCGCTACCAGCGATAGCACGACCAAGCAATCGTGGACGCTCAGCATTCGCATCACTCGAAACCAACACCATAGCCACCATGGCTACAATTAGCCACAAGATACCGACCTTCATAACCTCGTCCTCCTAAGACGTTGACAAACAGAAGCCCCGAAACTTATTCGGAGGCAGAAATCCTAACCTTGGACAAAATGTTCTTCGCACGAACAGCTATCTGATCCAGTGCGCGAGTAACCCTGTCTTCAATCTCTTCAATCAAATCATTGTCGCGATGATACCGCACGACATGAAAACGAACATCATCTGGAACAAATGGATGGAACGATACAAAATCGCACCACTTTCGACCAGTAACCCAAAGATTACCTTGCATCTGCCATTGATAGTCGAGATCCTTCGTTCCGTCGTTCTCGATGTTTAGCAGGTGCGTGTGTATCGTGTAGGGACACTTGATTTCGAGAACACCATCGTCGCCTACCAAGCAGTCGGGAGATCCACCGCAGTGTTTGACTGCTGGATGGTCAATGAAACCAATCTGCTTTAGCACCTGTCTAGTTGGCAAGTGCCATTGGTACAACTGCCTTGCTATTGGCTCGTACTTGTGACCGTGGTCGAGATACTTAGAGTGGATTTCGTCAGAGGGAACTCCGCTAATTCGCTCAGCTAACACCTGAGCGATGTAGGTCATCGACTTCTGCGACCAACCTCCTTTTTTACCCTCTCCTGCAAGCTTTCCAAAGCAGCTTGCAGTGATCTTTCCGCAGCGAGCAGCGTACCACTCGGGAGAGCCCTGGACGAATTCAGGCGCGATTACAGAAGCAGAACCATTGTCGTTGGCACTCGACATGATAATTCTTTCTTTAGAGCGAGTATTGAATTAGTAGTGGAGGCTGGATTCGAACCAGCGGTTTTCAGCTTATGAGGCTAACGAGATGACCGCTTCTCTACTCCACTGCCGAAACATGATATTGTCGTGCAAATTGGGAAGCAAGCCCAAAACTGCGTTTTAGGGTCAGTTTTTTAGAAACGAAAAAACCCACTGGCAGATACTCGGCTGCCAGTGGGTCACTATGTCGGATCGGTGCCACGACCCGCCAGTTATATTACGCTATCAATTCTATTTTGGAAGAGGGAACAGCGTACCGATCCTGCGAATTCGATCCATAGCAGCTTGCTTGTTGGGTCTGGATTGGTAGTACCTACGCATTAGCGACAGCACGTACTCTTTAGACCACCCTGCCTTTTTGATCGCTTCTACGGCTGCTTGGTGCGATTCCAGTTCCTTTTGATAGCTGTCCAGGCTTTGCGTCGGATTGCGAACAGGTTTCGCCAGCGCTGCGAATGCGAGATCTTGCTTTAGATGTTCTCGACGATCGTCCATTGCCTTGTACTGGTCATCATTCAGAAAGTCGCTGTAGACAAAATCCGTACTGTCCCACTTCATTGCTTTTAGATCGTTGCTGAACTGCTTGTCACGTTCCTCTTGAGTTCCGTTGGCAAACTTGGTCCTATCTCCATAGGTTCCTCCGCCCATTCCCATGAGCGTGAGAATGGTTATAGCCGTCCCTTCGACTGCGCCTCTGGCTTTCATCGTGTCTTTGATTTCGGTCAGCGATAGAGGAATGAACAAACCGCCTGTAGCTGATAGCGGAGTAACTTTGTCTCCAACAACGTTTTCACCTACCGCTACGTTGACTATGGCTCCCGGAATTGGAGCAAACTTCTTCCTAGCAAAGCTTGCCATTACGTCCCAAGTCGTTGGAGAATTCCATTCGCGTTCCTCGCCACGAATCGCACGAATATATCCCGACGTAACCTGCGAAATAAAGGTAACAACTTGTGCGAATCCAGACATTGGATCAATGCGTGTTTCGCCAATCTTGATCTTCATGAAATCCGATGATCTTGGGTCTAGGTCGACTGTTGGTTTTTCTTCATCGTCATCGTACAGCAGCCCTCCAATCGCAACTGCCGTAGCCAAGAATGTGCCTAATCCAATGGCATACCTTGCGTATTCCTGAGCTATTGCCCTCTTAACTCTGAACGACACTTTCGACGAAGGTAGCAAGTAAAACGGCATTGCTAGAAACTGGAACCGAGACGCAACAAACCTTGGAGCAAAGAACACTGTGTTCAGGTTTGCCATGGCTTGATTGAACTTGCCCAGGTCGGCTCGTCCAGTGGCGATATTGACGTATTGGGCAATAACCTTCGCTTCATCAAGAGTGACTTGACCATTAGCCCCAAGGTTTGTAATCATCTGCTTGAACAAGGTGAATCGTATTCCATTCAGGAATGTCGAGTACGCTCTGGCTGAAGCTGCAACCGGCGATAGCAACTTCTTGCTCAGGCTGTTTAGGGCTGTGCCTTCCTTGCCAATTCCATGCTTTGCCCATCGACCCATATACGCCTCTTCTTGGCGTGTTATTGCTCTATCCTCCTCTGTGATCGCTAACTTGGCAGTCATTGCGAATTGGTACATAGGATCGTTTCTGATGCCTTCGGCAATGTCAAAGTTGGCTTGCTCTGACATTATCGCCTGACGCATTTGTTCGGCAGTCTTAGCAGCTAGAATTGGATGGGCGAACGATGCAGCCCCTCCCTGTCTAAACACTGCTGACAAGTCGAACGATGTCATGATTGCTCGCGACAGGTGCGATGTCTCTTTGAACCAATCCCAAACTCGTTCCGATGGGCTCATGTGTTGCAAACGGTATTCTCCTGCCTTTCGGAAAAACTCGTTCTTAACGTCCTCGAGCTGCTTCTTAAGCTTTAGCTGCTCGTCGGTTAATACGCGAATCTCCTTCTTTGGCTTAGGATCAAATTCGTTTTTGTCCATTTTTTCCTGGTACTCGGCAATTCGCTTCGAGATACTTGCCTTGTAAGCTCGATCGGCTCGTTGCTCAGGAGTTAGTTTGGGATTTGCCAAAGCGCGAATAGCGTCACGCTGATCTTGCAATGCTTTCAGCCTAGCGCGTTTTGCATCAAGAGCTGGAGTAGATAGCGGTTCGGCACGTACCTTCGGCGACACGTCTCCCCTGCTCAATTTTTCCTCAAGTTCTGCTATTGCCCTGCTGATAGCTCGATCCGCCGCCGCAATTTTCTGCTCTTGGGTAGCACCTGGCTTAGGAAACAACTGTTTATGGATCTCCCGCCACTCTTCTAGCTGACGCTTTAGCTCAGTAAGCTCGGCATCAGGAGTCAACTCAGACTTATTGCGAACTATCCGCGATCTGGTGTCGATTTCGTACCTCAGGTCACTGATGCGGTTCTTGGCTGAAGTCTTGGCAGCATCCAATGCACTCCGCAACTGTGCCTCCGGATCAGTGACAACGAATCCTCCCCGTCGCTTAGCATCGTTTACCTCCTTGATAAGACGACGCTCTTCGTCGCTGGGCGTTCGTCGCTCAGCTCCCGTTTTTGATGGTGCGTGACCCTCTCGCATGTCTTCTAGCTTGGCTAGCTGCTGCAACTGCCCATTTAGGTCGCGAATGATCTTGTCTATTTCAGTTTGGGACAGAGGGGTGTATTGCCCGTATCCGCTCAGCGCATCCATTGTTTCGCGAACGGTTATCTCAGGATCTATTTCCTGCAATGACTCATGAACCCCTTTAACGACAGCATCGCGATCGGTGATTCCAGCTTCAACAAGCGATCGCTGAATCTGTCTTGCCAGTCTTGTCATCCCAGCGAGGTTTGTAGGATCTACAGCCGGCGTCGGAATCTCGCCGAACATCTTGGCTTCTTCCCATGCTGTGGCAAAAGCAGTTCTGACCCGAGACGGAACATCTCCAATGTCTCGCTGCACATTTGCCATGAATTCTCCGAACGAAAACACGCCAGCTTTAACGTAAGCATCAACTACGTTTTTTGCCTCGATCGCTAACAGTTCATCCTCTGTTTGATTGAGAGTATCTGTTTCTCGAGTGACGCCGAATAATCCGGCAAACCTATTCTTGAATGCGAGTACTGCGCTAGTAGCCTTCTGCTTAGCCGAACTCTTTCGAACAGGAGTTCGTTTCTTTTCATCCTCGATTCCGTTGTCAACTTTTCTGCGTCTCTCCAAGTCCAACTTGTCTTGCTCAGCCTTTGCTAAAGCCGTTTCAAGTTCTACGACCCTTCGAGCCAAAGCAGTCATTTCCTCGCGTTGCTTTTCGTCCAGTGCGTTTCCGGCATTGGCGATACGTGCCTTGCGCATGATTCCAGCCAGCGAGAAGTCCTTTTTAAGGACGATCTGTCGAGCAACACCAGCTCTACCCCATTCACGACCAGCCGCCTTTGCAGCGTCTTCGATCTCCGCCAGGGTATTCATCACCTGATCAACAGATTGTTTTGCTACGGCAGCTTGAACCGAGTCGCCGGCATCTTTGGCCTCGAACAGCTTATCTGACTCAAGAGTGAGAGTGTTGTTCACTTGCCTGTAGTAAAGCTGAAGAGCTGCAACCTCAATGTTGCTCAGGTTGCGAGGATTGGCGATTATCGATTTGACAAGCCTATCCGCCATTGTCGGATCTGCTGCCATTTGCATTGCAGCAGCATCAACCCATTCTTGCCTAGTCTGGGATGCAACATCAGCCAACTCCGGAAGACCGCGTTGAACTCGGAGTTCGTTCATCACTTCGTTTTTGATGCTCGTCAAATTGCTGTCCGAAACAATGTCGTCAGCGGTCAGTCCACCGCGCTGAACGATCTTATCGAACAGGGCTCTTACCTCAGGAGTTAATTGACCACCTGTTATTTCGTGGACTCCGCGGTAAACGTTTTTCATCCATCTAGCGATCTTTTCGAACAGCATTCGCAGTGCGCTGGTCGGAGATCGTCCCTCGAACCAGTACTGTTCCCAAGCTTTGGCAGCCTTTTCTTCTGCGTCTGCCGTCCACTTACCATCCTTTGCACCTGCGTAAGTCTCGAGTGCTCGGATGTCAGCGTCAGTAATCCCAGCTCGTTGATCTTCTGGGACGCTACGATCAAGAAGGAACTTTCGCATAGGATGAAATAGTTCGTGAATGAACGTAGATACATCCGCTTTGCTAGTTGCTCCAATGATAGCTCTAGTTGCACTGATGAACTGAGTCCATCCCTTAACGCCCATCGCATCGGTTTGCTTTTCACTATTCGGTACAGGTGTTCCGAACGGCGCGTAGCTAACATGCTGGCGTCCAAATCCAGTCGCCTCTTGAATATCAAGTCCGGCATCAATTTGCTCGTCTGTAAGCATTGGAAATGCTGCTTTAGCCAGCTCCTTGGCTTGTTCTCTGGTTACACCAGGCATTCCGATCACATCGCCAACAGGTCGAATGCCCTC